ATGCATTTTCTTTGGGCTTTAATTGTTGGTGCTATTATTGGTGCAATTGCTGGTGCTATCACTAGCAAAGGAAAATCGATGGGCTGGTTTGCTAATATCATCGCAGGGTTAGTAGGTTCTGCTATCGGTGAAGGGCTTTTAGGCCATTGGGGGCCACAACTGGCAGGAATGGCTTTAATTCCGTCAATTATCGGTGCAGTTATTGTTGTTGCCGTAGTCTCCTTTTTTGTTGGTAGATCAAAAGACTGATAGGAGGGGTTTTCATGGATGCTTTAAAAGCTGCATTTAAGTTTATGGTTGCTAGTACTCTAGTCGTTGGTGGTGTTTTAGTTGCAGGTACAGTGTTCGCAGCTAAGGGCATTGATAATGCTGGAGACAAACTACAAGAAAAGTTACACGAGTAATACAGTTAAGAGCCACTTCATTATGGGGTGGCTCTTTTAGTATTTATTGACTAGGTGAATATTTGTCACTTGGTTCTCATAAGCAGGTCAATATTTTTGACTTGGATAACAACGTCCAAATTTCCAGATTGCCTAACCGAGTTAGTATTTATAACCTCGTTCTGACAAGCAAGTCTCAATTTGATACTTGGTCAACAAGACCCGAAATTCGGGGTCTGTTAGTTGCTTCGATATTATCGAGCAGTCATTGAACTACGGAGGGGGGCACCAAATTGATGACCCCCTTTTTACATGATTATCGCAGTACGCGACAACCATTCCTCAAGTTACTATTGCTCAGCGTGCACCAGAATGCGTCTCTCAGCACACAAAAAAACGGGCATCTCTGCCCGCTTTGCCCAATGATATTGCTACTTTAGATGAAAAACAATGAAACAAGTCAAGGAAGACTATGACTATCGTATCAGCGAGGGTTGAGGAATGCTCTTCACTTGCTACGAGAAATCAATCTGACTTGGTCTATAAAATGCGCCACCGGTTAGCTATGCCGTGCGTCGGTTAAAACGGTTCTGCCCGCTTATCGCCTAGGACTATCCTAATTATAAGTTAATACTTATTTATTGGCAACTGGTTTTCCTATGATTGTTGTCCATTGTTTTTTGGCTGTGTCCGGTGTCAGTTTCACAATGTCGTACTTCTTTCCTTGCCATTCAATGCGCCATGAGTTAAGGATGGTTTCTGGCTGATCATACCGAACAACAAAGGTCACCGTATCTTCGAGCTTCGTCCCAACTGACGCCCTCACTTCGCTTAAATATTGGCTTAACACAAGTGCCCATGTCGTGAAGTGCTCTTTCCTGACGTTGTCCACAGGAACCCCATTTACATTACCCATCGTGTAGCTCACTAAAGTAATGGGTTCATTCAGTTGGCTGATACTATTTACCAGTGGCATAGTCAACACCTCGCAATTGCTGAATCATGCTCACAACGCTATCTGGTACATACGTTGCCCCATCGACACCACGGTTAATATACCAGTGTTGTGCTAACAACGAGACAGCAAAGTCAAAACGAGGATCATCTCCAAAGTTTTCATCCGTAAGGGTCTGGTCAATCGCGCTAATCACGAACTGCTTTGCCGTCAACAAGTAGGCTGACAACATAGCATCATCTTCGCTGTGACTAATGCGCAGTGCTCTCTTTAGATCTTCTGTGGTAACACTCATATGCTCATCTCCTATATAAAAATAGGGGCGTACCCAAAGGCACACCCCACTAAATTATGCTCTTAGGCCTTTACCGGTGTGATGTCAACAATTCGAGCAGCATCTGGATCAACCACTTCATAGTCGTTGCGGATGACAACAGCCAAGCCTTGAGAATAGCTATCGAAGCGTTCCCACTGGGTATTAACTTCGTTCTTCTGGGCTAAGAAAATTGCCTGAGAAAAGTCCCCGATGATGATTCGATAGGTGCCTACCTTATCAGTCGGCAATACTTTGTTAGCAACCACAATCACCGGTGCCCCAAACAGTTGCTTGCCTGATGGTGCCGTGATGGACGGTTGTAACAAGTAGCGGCCTTGGCTGTCTTTCAAGGTATCAAGGTAGTTGAAAGCGTCCTGATTGACGATAACAGACAAGGACAGTGCTGGGTCCAACTCAATATTGAAGGTTTTCTTGAGGTCATCGAGACCAGTACCAGTGAGGTGCTTGAAGTTATCACCGGTAGTGGACTTGCCAGTCAGAACACTGATAATGTTACTGTTGTCCGTGTTTTGTACCAACTTCTTGAGTTGATTCTTAACCTCGGCAACAATATCAACTTCACTGTCTTCTACCAGTTCATTAGACAGATAAATCTTGCCAGCACGGGTAGCAACCTTGTAGTCAACGCCACGGAATAAGGTTGAATTGATCTCTGAAATGTCTGCGAGTTCTGCCTTGGTGGCTAAGATACCATTGTTAGTGAGGGCAACCGGATATGTGCCGACTGGGGTACCGACCTGCTTCACAGTGACGTATTTAGCCAGATCGTAATCAGATTGTTTTAGATCAAAGACGTCATTGATGACCTCTTTTGGTACGACCGCACCGGCAGTGGTTGTCGTTAAGCCGTCACGCTGTTCACCCATGCTGCGGATGTAGTCTTCGTAAGCGCGAGATTCGGTATGTTCTTTGTTGTCGATAATTGTTTTTTCGGTCATGTGATTGACTCCCTTTCGTTTTTCGGTTGGTGGTAGTTGCTGTTCTGGATCTTCTACATGGTCTTTCAACCACTCGGTGTAGCTGCGTTTGTCCACTTGGACGTTGGTATCGTCATACGCTGGAATAGCTACCAGTGAGACGTCAAACAAGCTCTTTACTTGCTTGATGGTACGAATGACTTGTCCGCTGTCGTCTTTAGTGAACGTGTCACCGTCTGGCGCAGCATTGAAAGTAAAACTCATGGCTGATAGATTACCAGCTTGGACGTTGTTATAAGCATCACTGGCTGTGGTCGTATCGGGTAAGGTTGCTTCAAACTGCAAGCCTTTATCATCCACGTTTAAGGTCAAGGTTCCGGCCTTGGTGCTGGCTAAGACTTGGCTAAAATCATGGTTTGAAACCATATAGACGTCTGATAAGTCCACGTGGTCGAATGCGTGCGGATCAACGACTTCTTTAAAGCCACCGAGGTCTTTACTTGGGCTATTGAAAACTACTGCATAACCACTTAGTTTCTTTGGACCGTTAGTGGTGTCGTCCTGTTTCTTTGTGTCTGGATCGTCTTGGCCTTGGCTGTCGTTTGCTTTGGCAGTTAGACCAGCGTTAGGATTCAGACGTTTTTCTACGTCATCTTGATTCATTTTCTGGATCACTCCTTTGTCTTGTGTTTTGATAGCTTGTCAGGTTGCTTAGTGGCGTGTAGTTCAGACTGGCCATAATTTCATCTCCGCCGGGAATTGGTGGCAGGTTTAACTTGGCTCGTGCTTCATTAGTGGTTAGAACACCGCCTTGCAGCCCCTTAACTGCTAGTTCTTGCATCGTGGCTGGGTCCGCTGAAAACAGCTTGTCAGTGTTGAAGCTGAACCGGTTGTCACCTGTGGACAGTTTGGCATCCATCTCACTTGTGAAGCAGGTAAAATACTGAATCAGCGTGTTTTGCAAGTACATCACGTTAGACTGTACGGCATTAGAGTGCTCGCTTTCGATACCCAGCCGATCCAGTGGCAACCCGAACGCTTTGGCAATCTGTTTCGTTGTCCAGTCGCTAGAATTGACTAGATTCAGCACGTCAGTATTAACTTCGAGTTGCTTGTAATCCATATCATTGTCGAGAATGATGGTCTTGAGGGCATTATCACCACTGTTGGCAGCTTCAAATTTATTGCGGATGTTTTCTTTGGCCTTGGTGTCTAACTGGGTCTTGTTGACCTTAAGAATGCCTGTCCCTTGGACACCTGAGTTAAAGAAACCTTTCAGCAACGCATGCCCAGACTTTTGTACCCCGACCTCATCATGAAGGCTATAAAGTGGCGATAGTCCTTTGTAACCGTCTTGTGTGAAGCACTTGAAGTGTAAGACCTCGCTGGCATTTAAACGCTGTGAGCGGCCGCTGTCAGGCGTGTATTCGTAGCTGATAATGCCGGTCGTATTATCTTGTTTAACCACCATTTGACTGTTGGGGACTAACTCGAAGCCAGTGACCTGTCCGCTAGGGTTCTTAGTAACCCGTGCAAAGCTGTTACCATTCAGCAACATGTTAGCAGCTAGGGCAAACTTGAACGCCCACGCGGTCATGTGGTCATTGGGTGCCTTGTTAAGGAGCACGCTGATACGCTTGTCACTGTACTCAATCGGGTTTGTTGCAAGATCACTGGCAATCACGCGCACGGCCGTAAACACGTCCGAATTACGTAAAGCACCAATCCCCACATATAAGCCGCTGTCGTTGCTGGTCATGCTGACAAGCGCATCTAAGAACGGGTCGCTGTTGTCATCGCGTGGTTGTGTCGCGCTATTCGTGAAAAAGCTCATTGTTTCACCTCCCTTTGTTAAAGTTGATGATGACTGCGACGGAGATCAGGGCCGTGCCGACTGCTAACATACCAACGCCAAACCCGAACAGCCACCAGATCCCGGCAACCATACAGATCAGTCCCAGTATTAACAGCACGGTCTGCACATTAAAAACCAAAGTCATCGCTCGAATAAAAGTCATTGTCTGCTACCTCGCTTTCCTTGTTTTGATCCATTGCAATTGTGTAAGCGTTCATCAGTGCGGCTACGGGATCGATCTTCGTAGCGTTGTGAGCCTTATCGATCAGTGGGTTGTTGTTGGAATCGTATTTCAGAATAGCGTTGTTCACCGCATAAGCCAGTAGTTGGTTGTCTGCATGCTTGATGAGGCCGTTAAAGAGATCATCACGGAACCGCACCGTTGGTATTGACAAGCTGAGCCTACCTTGGCGAACTTCAACCATTGGCATATCTCGTTTTTCAAACTCTGGTAGAAGGTATGAAAACGACCATGGATCGTAACAGATGGCACGTACGTTCCACTGGTTCCGCTCGATCAGATCGAGAATGAAGCGTAGCACTTCGTCATAGTCGATCATGCCGCTTTCCAGCTTGGTGATACTGCACTCGCCACGACTAGCACCACTGATGTAATCGAACCCGTCACGCTTGATCTTTTCTTCCAGTCCGTACTTCGTCCCCACGAATGAGTGGCTGTCGGCATACAGGTAGCCATCTTCTGGAACCAGCCACGAGATACTAGTCAGGTCGCTAGACTTGGAAAGGTCAAGACCGATATACACGTCCTTTTCTCTAGTGTCTGGTGGCTCTATAGTGGCTTTCTCCCAGTCGTCAAGACTGATATAACTGTCTGCTCTGGCTGATTGCCACATGTTGAAGTTCTTGACGAGAATTGGCCGCAGGGTTCCTTGCTTGGATGCTAGATCAACATCAGCTTGCAAGCTAGGCCGCATTGTCTTTGCTCTTTCAGCATTAGCCAGTAGTGGATTTGACTTCTCCCAAGTCTCTGGTACAAAGGCTTCATCCTTGCTATCCTGTTCAAAAATGGCAATAAAATACCGATCTGCTTGTTCGCGACCGGTTAAGACTTTGGAGACAAATTTATATTCTTTATACATAGGGCCATTCAGGTCTGGCCCCGTGGTCGAGATGACGGCTAGTAAACTGTTGTCGCTGTTGATCTGGCCGGATTTTAGTGTTCGTAGAATCTCATCAGTACGAGCTAAGGCGAACTCATCAATAATGGCCAAGTCACTTTGATAACCATCTAAGCTATGCAGATCAGACGCAAGCGGAACAGCTCGGCTGTTGCTCGGCAAGTCGATAATTTCATTGCGATTGATCTTCAAACGATCACGCACCGATTTAGACATCTTAGAGACCTGACGCAAACCACTAGACAGCATATCGAAGGATAAGTGGGCTTGGGAATTGCTGTTGGCTGTGTAGACACACTCTCGGTTCATGGCTGGCTTGTTTTCCATGAGGAGATACAGCGCGCCTAGATCAGCCATCAGGAAGCTCTTACCATTCTTGCGCGCCATGCTGATGTAGGCTCGATCATAACGGCGGTTACCGGTTGCCTTATCACGCCAGCCGAACAGCTCGGAAATCAACCACTTCTGAAATAATTCTAGTTTGAGTGGTGACCCATCACGTGCCGGCATCAGTTCGATAAACTCAACGGCTTTGTTGGCAAAGTCCTCATCAAAGTAATACGGCCATGGATTCTTTTTGTGCTTGCTGGCTTTCAAGTCTCTGCGATAACGTCTCGCCGCTTGCTTAATTTTTTTACCGGCAGCAATCTCACCACTTAGTACCTTGTCGGTGTATTCAGTCGCATAGTTCACGATGACACCAGCTCCGCAAACGGATCGTCAGGCTTCTTCTTAGTCTCACTCTTTAAGGCAAGTTTCGCCCGACTATACACTGACAATCCCAATACATCGTCAATGCGCATCATTTGATTTGTGGCATCCAGCTTCATTTTAACTGCTGGGTTTGCTTTAAAGTTGTCTCCAGTTTCAACCATCATGCCTTGTTCTTGAATCAGCTCGGCAGCTTTCTGAATGTCAGAATAGGCTTGGCAATGACTGGCAATCAGGGCAGCATCTAGTTCACTCACTGGAATGTCTTTTTTGAGCAATGGTACAATACGGTGCCACTCGGTCACAGCATAGTCATCAAGCCATGTAGGGGGCTGTACTTGCAATTCTTTGTAAGTGAACAGTGCTTTTTCAGAGGCAACACGATCAGCTAACTGCTTTTTGGATAAATGTGCACTTAGGTTAGTCACTGATTTTAGGGGTGCTCCCATGTGTAACGTCCTTTCTGAATTTGTATTCGTTTATATCTATTATAATTATAACATATTGGTTATACCTAGGTTCTATGATTTTCGGTATTCATCGAAAAGAAAAGAGGCCGACCGTTCTTTCGCTCTAAAATTTGCGGGCGGGGGTCGATCTCTTGGGGGATCTCATCCGGCGTTGTGCTACCTCCCGGGCGGTCTTGGCGTTATGACAAGTCTGGCATAAGCTTTGTAAATTGCTCTCATCAAGCCTGTGTTGCCAACCATAAGCTGTTTTGATTGGCTCAATATGATCAACAAGCACAGCTTGACGAATAATCCCACGTTTCAAACAGCTAGCACAAGTTGGATTGCGCAACCTGAATGACTTTGAAAGCTTTGTCCATGTTGTTGACTTGTAGAAACGTAATTCCTTCTCTTCATATTGCATGCGTTCCTGATTCGTTGCTTGCTTGTTCTTATCTTGCTTATGTTCCTCGCAAAAGCGTTGATTGAACGGGATCATGCGACGGCACCCGGGGTGCATGCAAATGTGCAAAGGCACACTCATTTGCATCACTTCGCTTTCATCTCGGCCTTGGGGGTTCTTAATATCTCTTATCCTTGACGAGATCAATCATGCGGTCAATTAAACTAATAGTGTCACTTGCTGAGGAGCAAAGTTCATGGTATGCAATGTGGCTAATGCTTCCATGTGAAGATCGTGTCAATAGATTAACGTGTGAGAATTGAAAACCATCTGACATTTCAAACGTTGGATATACTTCAATTTCATAGCCTTCACGTTGCTTAACAATGATGAACCAGACTTTGGGTGTCATGCTGCGAACTAAGTAGTGTTCTTTCACCAGTGCTCCAAGTTCAGTCCACTTGTTCCGATCGTGTTTAACGTCTACGAGTGCTGCTTTGCGATATGCTGTTTTTGTCATTTCAATTTCTCCTTGTTGGTAGTTTTAAACTTGCTTGTCTGTTATATATTGCCGTATATTTATCCACGTTTTAGCTTCTTCATATGGTTGAAGCCAACGAGTGGAAAAAGGTTGGACACTTTGGACACTTTTTTTCAAATCCTTTATATATCAACGTTTTCACGTCTAAATATATGTCCAAATCACTCCTATTTCTTGGACACTCTTGGGACACTTTTTTGGACACTTGCCAATGTGTCCAGCAATGTGTCCATGAAGTGTCCAAATAGTGTCCATGCGATTAAGAATGTCATTGCTGATATATCAACGTTTTAAATCCATGTGTCCAAGGTGGCCATTGTTTTGTGACTCGTTGGCTGGCTTTAACTGTCTTCAACAAACAAATGCAAGTAACGCCATATTCTCGTGTTATTAAACTGTACTTTCTTTCTAGGAATTCCTTGTGCTTCTAATCGCCTTGTAAATTCCGGTTGTGAAAATGGTTTAATATTTTCTTCCCAACAATAATCTTGATATGCTTTGTAGATATTGCGTGATGAATCGCCACCGTTTGTATCTAATTCAATTCGGCAACGATCTTCAATAAATCTTGCAATGTTGTCAGAATCTTTAAGCCATTGTTCTTTAGCTGCTATCATGCTGGGTGATTTTGATAAGCTGTCACGGTCAAATGCACGTTTGAACGCTCGCAAGCATTGATAGCTGAAAGCTGGTATCTCATCATATATTTGATTGAGATCAAACTCTTTTTTGAAATTGTTATCAATTTTTTTCGGAAAAGGAACAACGTACAATCTTCGTATAAAGCCACTGGTAAAGTCTGAGAATTTGGGCAACTTATTAGCTGAAAAAATCAGCTTGGCAAAATTCATAAACGAAAAACCGTCTTTCCCCTTAAACTCCGCAAAGATTGTATCGTCTCCCGTAAGTGCCTTTATTTGACCAGTGGTCTTTAGGAAACTGTCATCAAGGTCTGCAAACATGTTGACTTCTTTCTGATAAAGCTGGCTTCCAGTGAAACGATTATCTTTATTAGCCAGGTCTTGTAAGGCAACGTTAGATACATTTCGTTTGTCAAGTATTTGCTTTACAAATTCGATAAATGTTGTTTTCCCGTTTTGACCGGTACCTTGTAAGATAATTAGTGCTTGGAATGGCGAGTAACGATGGTAAAAACAGTAGCCAATGAACTCCATTAGAAAATTTGCAGATATTGGATCACCAGTCAAATGTGCTAACCAATCAACTGTTTTTAAATCCTTTTCCGATTTCATCTTTAGGTCGTAAGGATGGTTTTGCAAAATGTAATCCTCTGGTCGATGTGGTTGTAGCGTATCAGTAACAAGATTATAAGTTCCGTTGGCGAATGTAATTAGATTAGGATCAGTGTGTTCAAATGGACTTTCAATCATTTCCGGATGATAGACTTTAATAAAAACATAGTGTTTGACTTGGCCCAAGTTCCCTTGTGACCATTTTCCAACACTTTCTAGTTTCTCAGTAATGATCGTATCGAGAAATTCGCTTAGTTTATCCAAGCGCCACGTACCAGTTGCTTTATCAAAACGTGCGCCTTGACTAAGCGTATCGAGACGTAACATAGGATTTTCTTTTATAATTTCTTGGCCTAACTTTGTAGCAGATACCTTGCGATTGCCATTTTCATCGTAAAATATCCATTCAGGCTCATTTTTCTTCATCTGTACAACATTACTGGCTAGTTTTTTTGCATCTTCGGGCATCGCTTTAACCAACCGCACGCCTCCTCTCTTCGGCTTTCAATACTGACTTAAAAATCTTATTAACTTCGGATTCTGCCAAGGGTGTATCTAGATAGTTATCATTAGTTGTAAACAGCAAGTTATAAACTGTCTGCGGTTCTGCACCAGTGAAAAACATTTTGCCAGCAATCTTAGTCAGAAAATCATTGCGATTGCCGGTACTAGTGCCGTTCACCATTTCATCTAGCAGCCTGCCTGTCCATCGTTTACCTCGATAAACTGTTGAACCACCAAACACTTGGTTAGGGTAGCTGACACGTTGAATTTCATCTAGTAACCATTGAGGCACTGGGGCTAGCTTGGTGATCTTGTGCCCTTTGAGTGGTTGATACATACCGTTCTCGCGAATGCTAGGGAAAACCGGTACACCAGTCGCGACATAGTCGAGGCCGGTTTTTTCGCCATTCTTAGAGAACAAATCCGATCGACTGGTTAGCTTCAATTCCTTGGGATAGGTGAAGAAGATATGGAGTCCACCGTTTGGCGTTGTTTCTATATAGGTAGATGGAATCTGACCAGCACGACCATCAGCGCACAATTTAGCCAACGTCTCATTGCCATTAGCCCCGCTTTTATGCCCCATATCAATATCGAATACCAGCACGCCATCAAGCCCCAAGCCAATATTGTAGTTAGGATGTTCGCCCCACCATTTCTTGGCTTGTTCTGGGTCTTTGGTAGCGTCCTTATAGCCGTGTGAACCATTGAGTGGTGTTCTGGTCGCGGGCGCAAGTGGATAGACTGAAAAGCCATGCTGCTGATAACCAAGCGCTACTTTAAGCACGTCGACCATCGGCCGCATCTCCCTCCAGAAGTAGACGACGAGCATCAATGATCTTGTCGGATGTGGCATCAGTTAATGCTTCAAGTGACTTATCTTTAAGTTCTCGCCGCAGAACGATGAGCAGTGAACTGGCTTCTTTGAGTAAATCTTGAGTTGCTTCTATATCTGGCCTCGTCATCATTTGTTTACCTCATCAATCGTTGCCAAGCTGCTATCAACGTATTCTTGAATTGGTCTCAGGAGTGCCATCCATGTATAAAATGATCGATTAGCCTCATACGCGAGTCGCAAGGCCTCTGTTTGTGTATGATTTTTTCTATAGTAAAAAACCAGTTCTTCAATACTATCTAACTGATCACGAAGGGCTTCTAGAAGTCCTTTTGCAGTGCTGAGGTTCAAAGACGCCATATCTAAATCAGGCGCTTTGGTGCTGTTTGAAACATTTTTCATCATAATTGCCTCCATTTTCCTTGACAAAGTAACCACTTAGAGGCAAGCTAAAAGTTGATATGTATCTTTTCGCTTGTCTTCTTCTCGCCTTGAGCTGTCACTCTTGGCGATTTTTTTGTGGCTTCATTTAGTGAACGACGTTCAGCTTTTTTAAACGCCCAGTATCGATCACATTCTGCATCAGCTTGGACGTAGTCATGCCACTGAAAGCCGATCCTTGTGCTAGCCATTCGTGCCATGGTCATCATCCTCTCGAGATTGCAGATACGCTCCAAACACGATGCCGACCATGAATGCCATGCAGAGTGCCGGAACGGTGAGCGGGTGGCTTAGTAGCCACGCAATAATGCTAATCATCGGCATCATCCTCGTTTTCATACAGCTTTAGGATCTCCGATACCCGCAGCAGCTCTTTTGCAGTCGTAACGGCCAACTCGCTATTGGAAATATACTTGCCATCAACCGTGACAGTACTGTCTTCTGCAATGGCATGAACGTTAAGCTGAATGTCGTCAATCAAATTTCCAAGCTCGTGATCTAGTGCTATCTCTTCTTTACTAAACAAATTCATAATGTTTCCTCCTAGCGCTAGCGCCATGTCGTAGGTTTTTCACTTTTTGGTGATAAACCCTAGTTACTTTCCGCCTGCCCAGCGTGATTATTTGCCGTTGTTCTTCATGTAGTTGTCGATGTCTACGGTATTGATCCGCTTAACGCCACCAACCACTTGCATCGGCAAACCTTTTCTAGTCCAAGACAACAGTGTGTTACGAGCCACACCGGCATAAACCGCTGCTTGACCGATGTTCAGCTTTTTAGGCTCATCATGCTGTGACGCAAGCTTGCTAACTGCTTGGATCACTTCCTGATGAATACGATCTTGTAGTTGCTTGTCGAAGTCTTCTGATAACACTAGTTCCGCTTTCATGTATATTCACTCCTTTCTGGTGAAATGCTAAGTTGTTAATTAACCTTAAATCTGGTTACTTAACAACATAATAATGCGCTTTTCTTTTACGTCAGTCAATAGGCTATTTGAAAACTTTTATAGTCACACGACTTCAAATTTTGTATAATTACCCGTGAGGTGACGAATATGCTTCAAAATAGACTTAATGTTTTAATTGCTCAAAAGGGATATTCAATTAAAAAAGTTCATGATGATACTGGGTTGTCAAGAACAACTATTTCAAATTTGATCAACAATGTCGGCGGTGGTATTCAGTCGGTAACGCTCAATAGACTGTGTTTATATTTCGGTATAACTCCAGCTGATTTTTTTGATTTTGTACCGTTTGATCTATCTTATGATGCTGTTGCTGACAAGCTTTCAGCACTGAATATGATTTCTGTAAACGACGACCCAGGTGGGAGTTATTTCAATTTAATTGTTTCAGCTGATAACGGACAGCTCTCTGTGAATAAATACCGTTTTAGAGTTGGGGTATTCTTTTTTAATAAAGGCCTGAGCGATCCTCATGATTATAAGGTACCTTATTCGGCTTATGTATACGTCGCGGGGTGGTCACAAGACAAGCACCAAGAACAAGCGTTGCAATTTAAACGAATGTATTTCGATAAAATGCCTGTAGCATTTCAAGAACAGTTTTATACTTCATGCACCCAGCACATTGTCGAATACGTCTCGCTTAGTTTTGCACCCAAACGCCTTAATTTCGAAGCCGACAGTGATTATAAGATGATTGTTAATCTTCCATACGGACGTACTGTAGAAGCATCTATTATTCCAAAATAATAAATCCAATATCATGGCCGAAAAATCGGCCGCCACTTTTTCGCCATTTTCGGGGAAAACTCTCCAATCTAACACCGCCTGCCCAGCGTGACGGATAGGAGAAAGCAAATGGCATCAATTAAAAAGTACGCAACGAAAGACGGCAAAGAGTTCTGGCGCGTTCAAGTCTTTGCTGGTAACGATCCACAGACTGGCCACAAGAAGTACAAGGTACGGCGTGGGTTTAAGACAAAAAAAGAAGCCACTGTTGCAGCAGCTAGACTTGAGCTAGCAATTAGCAACGGTGACTTGGAAGAAGAGAAACCAACACCCGTGTTCTTTCGGGATGTGTATGAGGAGTGGTATGGAAACTACATTAATACAGTAAGAGAGTCTACATGGGCCCGAACTGCTGGCATGTTCAATAATCACATCCTACCGGCATTTGGTGGTAAGCGGATCGCCACTATAACCACTAAGGACGTGCAGAAGGCGGTTAAAAGGTGGTTTGAATTCACGTCGGCTAACTATAAGCGGTGGTATAACTATGTTTCATCGGTTATGGACTATGCAGTTCGACAAGGGTATATGGGTAAGAACCCCGCCAAAGCCGTTGTTTTACCGCACCATGACGATCTGGTTGGTGATAAGCCAGAGAACTTTTGGACTAAGGAACAAATGAATCACTTCTTTGCCTGTATCGACCAAGCGAACCACTTCGATGTCTTCATTATGTTTAGAGTTTTAGCCTTTACAGGCGTTCGTCGCGGTGAACTATTAGCGTTGACGTGGAATGATGTAAGCTTTAAAGAAAACAGTATTAAAGTGAACAAAACACTAACGCAAGGTGATAAAGGCCATCAGATCGTTCAGGCACCAAAGACACGCGCTGGAAGGCGCACCATTCCGGTAGACGGTCAAACGATGGCATACTTGAAACGGTGGCGTAGAATACAGCAGGAAACATTCATACAGCTAGGTATTAATACGATGCAACCGAATCAGTTGCTTTTCACTAATACTAAAAACGGGTATCAGTCATTAAATACACCGTCTAAGCGACTGCATAAGCTGCAAGATGACAATGGACTTACACCCAGAATAACCATTCACGGGTTCAGGCATAGTTTTATATCTAATTTATTGATTGCTGGTGTTCCTGTTACGTCAGTACAAAAACTGGTAGGGCACACAGATCCGACTATTACGCTTGGTGTGTATGCTCACGTCAGTGCAAAACAGGAATCAGAGGCCACCGCTGCACTTGCAAAATATATGCAAAATTGA